TCACCGACCCCAGCCGGACCGTGACCATCCAAGGCGTGACCTCGACCGAGGGCACCAATGTCTGGTTCCTGCCCGACCGGCGCGACCAGAACATCACGGCGTCGGTGCAGTTGCGCTACTTCGACCGGAGCAGCGCCGACTGGTACAAGGCCGACCCGTACTGGTTCGACAAGAACCTTGACAACCCGCGCGCCTTCGGTGGGTCGCCCAACGACCTCGTCATCACCGGGATCATCGGGCACCCGTTCCCCGACGACGACGTGGTAGGGGCCATCCGGCTGCTCGAGGCATGGCTGTACTGGAACGCCAAGTCGGGCGCGTCGGGGGTGGTGCAGCTACCGACCGGCGAGTCGCTCGACCTTGAAGCCGAGCCGCCGAGGTACGCCGAGTTCGTCCGCAACTGGAAGATCAGGACAGCGGTGGCGTCGCCATGAGCGTCAAGGGGATGCGCCAACTCAAGGCGCGGATGAAGGCCATCGGCGAGACGTCGATCCTGCTGCGCGAAGTCCAGCTGGACACCATCGCCGAGGCCAAGGCCAAGGTGCCGCGCAAGACGGGGTTCCTCGGGCGCAGCATCGTGCCTGGCAATGTCACCGACACGCTCGCCATCGTCTACGTCAACGCGCCCTATGCGGCGGCAGTGGAGTTCGGCAGCAAGCCGCATGTCATCGTGCCCAAGAAGGCGCGCGTGCTGGCGTGGCCGTCGTCCGAGGGCGGGCGTCGGCTGTCGGGTCGGGCGCGCAAGGGCACCACGTCGGGTGACATGACGTTCGCCGCCAAGGTCAACCACCCGGGCACCAAGGCGCAGCCGTTCGTCGTGCCGGCCGCCGAGGACGCGCTCCGCAAGCACGGCGTCGAGGGCATCGTCAAGGCCTGGAACGACGCAGGGTGAGCACGACCTTCCGACAGGACCTCGTGGCCGCCATCGTCGCGTCGCTCGATGTGTTCATCGCGGCCAACCCGACGCTGCTGAAACGATCCGAACTGGCACGACCCCCGTCGGTCATCGGTGACCTGCCGTTGGCCTTCGTGGACAGCCGCGACGAGCGTATCCACTGGACCCGTGGCGTGATGGACCGGGTGATGACGGTGCCGATCGTCATCGTCTGGCCGATGTACGACAACGTCGAGACCGTCCGCAAGGTCGATGTGCTGGTGGACGCCATCATCGACCACTTCAACACCAACTCGCTCCACTTCGTGGACAACTCGTCGTGGAGCGACGTGACCATCGCCGACGAGGACTATCCGGTCGCGTCGGATGACGGAAGCGTCCGTCACTTCTATGCCACGCGCATGACGTTCGTGGTCAGCAAGGGAGAAGGTCGGGCGTAGGCCGCGACTAAGGAGGTACCAGCGTGTCTGTCAGCGGCCTGCAGAGGCTCCGCAAGCTACAGATCGGCTACCAGGCGTCCTTCGCGTCGAACACGTCGGCGACGAAGGCGCTTCCGTATCGCGGCGCGATCGAGATCGACCCGCAACTCACCGACCCCGATGTGGACGTCGGTTCGCTCGACCCGATCCTGGCGCCGTTCGCGGGTGCCGCCAACTTCACCTCGACGTGGGATGGCAACCTCGCCTACAACGACGCGCCCGACCTGTGGGCAGGCATCCTCAAGGGTGCCGTCACCCCCACCGGTACTACGGCCCGCACGCATACGTTCCAGGCGGCGTCGTTGACGCAGGACACCTTCCCGTACGCCACCTACCAGTGGGGCGACGATGTCGTGACCGACTGGATTCACGGCGGCGGGTCGGTCATGGACGAACTGACCACGGGGTTCGACGAGGACCTCGGGGCGTGGACGGTCAACTTCAATACGATCCACGCGCGGGCATCGTTCGGCGGCCCGACCGGCGGTCTCACCGTCGACAGCAACCCGACGTGGGTGTACGGCGCCGACTCCGAGGTGTTCATCGACGCCTCGTCCGGTGCCATCGGCACGTCTCGCCTCGACGCTGCGGTCCACCGGGCCGAGCTCCGCGTCACTGCCAACAATGACCCCAAGCGGTTCGCGCAGGGCGCCGCCGCAGGCTCCAACGTGTCCCGCTTCAACCTTGCCAACTTCGGTCGTGGCCAGCGCGAGATCGAACTGGTACTCGGTGTCGCCAAGACCACCGCCACCACGGCGCAGCGCCAGTCCATCGACGACGCCCCGCCGGCCGAGGTCTATATCGAGCTCCGCTCGACGTCCACGGTCATCATCACCGGCACTACTCCGTACTCGCAGTCGATCCGGATGCCGATGCGGCTCATCACCGCCACCGACACCGAGTTCGGCGAGAACAACACGGGCTACGAACTGACCTACCGGGCCAGATACAACTCGACGCTCGGCTATGCGATCCGGGTGGTGACGGTCACGACCAACACGACCACCTATCCGTAGGAGTCCATCCCATGCGCTCATTCGATACCGCTCCTGTCGAGGTCCGTCTCCCCGCGTGCTACTGCCCCGGCAGTCCGCATGAGGCGGACCTCGTCTATCTCGCTCCGGCCCTGCCGATGGTCGAGGGACTCATGGCCCGCGCCTTGGTCCTCGAGCAGATGCAGTCGGGCGCGGTCGACGCGCTCATCCTCCAGGAGCAACTCGCGCGCATCTGGCTGCGCTGCGTCGTCGACTGGAACCTGCTCGACGAGTCGGGCCAGCTGATCCCCATCACGCCCGACAACGTCAAGGACGCCCTCCCCTACGCGAAGGGCGGGATGCTGCTGGCCGACAAGGCCGACGACCTCTACGCCGACGACGTGATGCGCCCTTTAGTCCAAGCGTCACAGAGCAGCTCGCGGCGTGGGCGGACCAACGGCTCGACCTCAGCCACGAAGCCGTCGAACCCGAAGCGGCGGTCGCGATCGTCGACCGCTACTACGGCCAAGGCGCCTCCAGCCGCATGACCTGGCGCGAGTGGATCACCGCTCGCCAACTGCTCGCCGAGGAAACGGTCGGGGTCAACATCCGGGCCGCTGGCCGGCAGGAGGACGCCGCCTTCGCCAAGGCCACCAAGAACCTCCAACGGATCGATAGGAGCTAGCCGGTGGCCCTCGCCGAGACCGCGAAACTCGTAGTCGACCTGTCGCTGAAGGGCAACTTCGCCCGTCAGGTGGGTACGGCCAACCGTGCCCTCGGCAAGCTGGACACGCAACTCAATAACACCGAGTCGCGTGCGTATCGTGCGGGGCAGCAGATCGGCACCGGCATCAAGCGCGCCGCTGCCCTCGGGGCGGTCGGCATCGGCATCCTCGCGGTCAACGTCAAGCAAGGGCTCGACTCCCTGGTCGCGCTCGAACAGCAGACCACCCAGACCAACGCCGTCATCAAGTCGACGGGCGGTGTCGCGGGGGTCACCGCCGCGCAGGTCCGGGCGCTGGCCGAAGAGTTCGAGTCGATGAACGCGACCATCGGCGATGAGGTCATCCAGAGCGCCGAGAACCTGCTGCTCGGGTTCACCAACGTCAACAAGAAGGCGTTCAAGCCAGCGCTGCTGGCGATCCTCGACATCAACACCCGGCTCGGCAAGGGACCCGGTGGGCTGGCCGGCACGGCGCAACTCGTCGGACGGGCACTGCAGGACCCGGTCAAGGGCTTGGGACGCCTCGAGCGTGTCATCGGTCCGCTCGACACCAAGACCAAGAAGCAGATCAAGAGTCTCGTCAAGCAGAACCGCCTGTATGACGCTCAGGCGTTGCTGCTCAAGGAGATCGAGAAGCGGTTCGGCAATGCGTTCAAGGCCGAAGGCGGTACCGTCGGGGCTCAGGTCAAGGGCTTCTATGACGCCATCGAGGACCTGCAGCGACTTCTGGCGCAAGGCCTGTTCCCGGTCGTCAAGAACGTCGCGAAGGCTCTGCAGGACCTACTTCAAGACCCCGAAGTCCAGCGGGGCGTCGAGGAGTTCGGCCAGAACCTCGGCAAGTTGCTGTCGCCCGCCAACATCAAGTCGGGCATCGGCGCCATCAAGGACGTGTTCACGACGATCGCTGCCGTCGCTGGACCAGCCGCCACGGCTGTCGGAGCGATG